CCCCACATCCGGGTCTACCACACTTAAATCATTGTGAACCCACTCCTCTATGAGTTCACGCATATTAAGTTTTCCTGGTAAAATTTGGTTTTGGCATCTCTAATGCGCCACCCATCTCTTTGCGTGGACAAACAAACTTACCATCTTTGGCTTTAACAGTGCCGCCTTTTTTCTTGAAACCCATCTTATTACGGACAGAAGTTGGTAACATCGAAAGCCCTTTGCCTTTTTTTCCTGCGGGGATGTCCTTCATTTCTTTTTTCTCCTTACTGCTTTTACACGCCTTGGCTTACCTGCTGGCTGACCTAATCTCTTCTTCTGAGCTATCCTACTACGCTTCTCAGCGGCTGTCATTTCGCTGCCTGTTTTGGGAGTTTTAGAACTGATACGTTTAGAGGGGCGACAATATGGAGTACCCCGTTTTTCACCCTTGCGACGGCCACACGGTTTACCCGTTCTCTGGTCCGTCCACTTCTCCTTGAACCATCTTTTGAGCGCCAGCCCACTTTTTGTTTTCCTTACCGCCATTTACAAACCTATCGCTCTTGCTACAGAAATCATAAGAAAAACAAACAAACTAACCGCAACAGCTATGACCCCAAATATTATAGCAGCAGCTTTTATGTTTTCCTCCAGTTCCCTTTGTCTCTTTGCAGCCTCACGTCTCGCAGCAGCAGCAGCTTCTTTAGCTTCTTGTATGCGCTTCGCCCTTTCTGCCACTATGGATGCCCAGGTCCCGTGCCCAAACCTCATGTCCACCATCGAGGCTATCTCTTGCATCTGCTCCTTTGCCAGCTTCGCGTCTATGATCTCTTGCGCTACTGACTTTATACCAAACTGATCTCCTACTCCTACACCAGACTTTTTGTTCCGTCTCTGCTGTACCTGTTTCTCGCCCTCAAACAGGTTGTCTATATGTCCGGCTATTTCTCCAACATCTTGCGCCGTGTTAATGACACTTTTGATACCATCAACAGCCGACTTGAATAAAGCTATGCCAGCCAAAGCTGTTGATACGGGTTCCATCTTTCCCTACGCGTACTTAGTTACTTTTCTTTTGTTATTCAGCACAGCACCACACCCTCTAGCAATATTAGGATTACTAGATGGCCGCTTTGCCTGAGTAACAGCAGCTCCTCCATTTTTCATGCTCAAGACTCCACCCGAAGCCTTCCCCTTCTTTTTCTTCTTCTTTTTGCCTCCGGTGCCATAGTTAGCGGCACCTACCTTTCGGCATTTTGCAATAGCACCCGAGGCATAGGCGCTTGGAAAAACTCTGTAACGAGCTTTTACCTTATGATAACAAGCGTCTTTAGGCATTCTGTCTACTCCTTCTAAGAGACTCTTTACCTTTTCTAAAAATATTTACCACCTGCGTCTTACCCATAACCTTCGCTCTTTGTTCGCCCACGGTCAAAATCTGAATCTTTCTGGCAAAAGGCTTTTTTATTTTCTTGACCTTTGCAACGGTAGCTCGAGCGTCAGCCGGAGTTGCAAACTTTATACTTACTGTATCTCTTGGATTCTCATCCGTATATAATCTTCTATCACTTCCCTTTGGCTTTTTTCCTGTTCCTACTTTTGGATCTCTTTTTCTTTTCGACATTTTTTATCTTGCCCTTGTTTTTGGTTGCATAAAAAACTTTTTGTCCTGTCTTTGATCCATACTGCTCTTTCATAGCAGCCATAATTTTTTTACCTTTTTTATTGAGGGGCATTACCTCTTCCCTTTTTTCTTCTTTGCAGCACAGTGTGCTCTTTCACTAAAACCTCTGGGTCGTTTACAATTTATTGAACGCTTTCGTTTTGAACTCCACTTTTTCTTTTGTGGCGGATTGGATATCTGTTTGCTCATTGAGCCTCGCGAGATTGCCATCGTATGTCCTTCCCGTAAACTCTTCCCACATGGGTCTAATCATAGCATGAAGCTCATCAATCTTCTCATTGTTAGCGTCAATCTTCAAAGCCATTATCGCTACATTTTTATCCACCTCAATTAAAGTGGACGATATCCAAGTCAGACCAGCAACGCATGCGCCAACAAACGCAACGAAGACTGTTCCTGCCACAAACTGAGCATTTAACATTTCCATCTCCGTCTTGCTTGTCTAAGTCTGCTATTAGGATTCTTAGCAGCTTTTGGAAACTTTTTCATTTGTCCGGCGCTTCTAGCGCAGAAAGACTTACGTCTTTTCGCGGCTTTACTACCAGGCTTAACTTTACCAGTGACTGCTGTTTTTAACTTAGATCCCGGATTAGCTCTACGATAAGCCTTAACACCAGCCTCAGTCATTCCCGCCCCAGCTTTAGTGGGACGGAAATTCTTTTTGTTGCGCGGGGGCATCTTTGCGCGTTTACGAGCCATTATTAGTAACTCTTTCCAACCTGCATAATAATGGTGTATGTGTCAGCAGAAGAATGTCCCACAGTTGTGAACATAATGTCTCCTGTTACACCAGAACTTGCAGGATTGGTTAGCCCTCCAAAAGGTGTGTAATCATGGAATCCACTTTGATTCTCTCCAAGCTCAATACAGAAATCATCTGTGCTGGCATCAAATAGAATCTTTACTTTCATCCCGTTACACTGCCACCAAATCTTCTCGATCGTGGCTCTTGTACATGTGCTGCCGTCTATGTTCGCAGACAACGCAGACACGTCAACCTTCTTAACAGCACTCTCACCGCTACCATCTGAGACGTTGGTAAACTTTAAGACTGCTGTTTTTGGGTTATCAACAAGTGTTTGTGATGTTACAGCGTCTGCCATTACAGCCTCCTTAGAATACTGAGTATTCTAGTTCAACAGTAAAACGTCCTGCTGTTGCATCCGCGTTCAGAGTCGTAGTTGCCGCTGCGTACAGATGTGTGCTTGCGATTGGCGCTGTCACATTGGGGACAAAAATATGGTAGTTTCCAGCCGTATCATTAAAGTTGATGTCGATTTCAGTAATAGACTGAGTCGCGCTCAACTGCTCATTGAATGACGTGACGCCAGCACCAACGATCTCTGTTCCCGAAGAAACAGCCGCGTTTGTCGCGGTCCCGCTTGTAGCACTAAGTTGAAGGCTACCCGCAAGGGTCTGACCCGCCGCTGTTGTGATCCCTATCAAAGCCCTGTGGATAAAGAACTTTGTGGGAGTTACAAGACCGTCTGGTGCATCTGTATTGAGTGTTCCGAGTTCTACGAGAACATCACCGTCAGCATATGCGGTGCTAGTGTCTGTGCCTGCTAGTGTCCCCGCAAATGATTGAATCTTGCGTGTTCCCATTGAAACAAGCTGACCAGTAGCGTTTACAGAGAAACCTGTCTGAGTAATGGCACCAGAAGTTCCATCTTCATTAATTACTTGAAATCCGTTTTTAGACCGGACGGCACCGGAAAAGGTAGTAGTAGCCATGTACGTCTCCTGTCTTGGCTAGTGTCAGACTCCCAATGAGTCTGTCAGGATAAACACAGCATACACCAAAAGGAGAGAGGCTGCAATTACAACAGCCTCTCCGAGTTTAGGGAGGTATCTCTATGCGTAAGAGATTATTTACGGTAACAGAAAAAAGGGCGACTGAACAGCCGCCCCTTCATCCTAGCTCTTAACTAGGCTTTATGCACCTGGTGAACCAAACACACAACGTGGGTCAGAGAAGCCGAAGCTATAACGCTCACGAGCTTTGTAACGCATGTTGCCAGTGTCGAAGTCTGGGTCCATAGCAGTTGCCAATGCCAAACGCTCGAAGTGCTTAAAGCCATTCGGTGTATCAGTCTTAATGAAGAATGCGTCTGTGTCGGTCAAGTAGTCGTTAACTACATAACCTTCAGGAAGCATACCCATTGACTTGATAGCGTTGACATCGTTATCTGCTGTTCCAACCCGTAGGTTCGATACGAGCAGACGCTCTGCAACAAATTGCAGTTGACGTGGGACAATCAGCTTCATTCCACGAAGAGCAATGATCAAGCCGCGCTCATCAACAAATCCAGCGATGCTGATCAATGCGTCTTCCAAAGAAGTCTCATTGAGGTCAGCAGCAGTGCTTGGCTCGTTGTTGAATGTGCCACCTGATGTCAATGGATGTGATGCATCGCAAAGAGCAACACCATCACCACCAGCAGAAGCACCAGCAGTAAATGCATTGTTCAGGATAGCAGCAGCTTTAACCTGCTTTGTGTGTGCCATAGAACGTGCGAGTGCACGAGTATAGCGTGAAGCCAGACGATCATACAGGTTGTCTTCAACAGCTTCTTCAGTGATTGAGAAAGCCATTGCCACTGTCTCGTGGTTGTAACGAGCAGTGAAAGATTCGTTCGCATCGTCAAATGCTACACCTGCACCTTCCTGTTTAACAGGAGCAGCGCCGAATCCTGACAACATCACCTCTTCTTCAAACGCCCGATCAGATGCCTCGGTGTCGAAGATCTCAGCGTGTTGACCCTCATAACGTCCATATTCCATACCAAAGAGAGCGTTTAGACCCGGCTCTAATTCTTTGGCGAGTTGTGCGCGAGAAATAGCCATATCTACACTCCCTTATGAAATAGCCGCTTCAGAATCAGACTGAAGCAGAGCGTGATTGTTAAGCATCACAATCATAGGAATACCAGCAGCAGTGAAGTCCTCGTTCTCAGGATCATCATGAATGCCCACAATCTTCAGAGGAAGAGAAGCATTAGAAGAATCCAGAGTAGCAACATCAAGCTTTGCACTAGAAATACCTGTGGTTGTGCTACCGCTTGCACCGCTATCGAACTGAGAGTTCTCGAAGATAGCAGCAATCGCAGTTGCGCGATTTGTAAAAGTAGCGTCTGTACAAATAATA